CGCGAAACCTCGCGCCGACCGTCGCTAATTTCAAACTTGCCCAAGCACGGCTGACTGAGGCTGGATTGCTTCAAGACGCCCCTGTAGTGCATCAGGAACCCGTACCGACCGCCGCCCCAGTAGTGGCAGTCGCGCCCGTGGTAGAGGAACCGAAACCGCAGGTTCCGACCACCGCTTCGCCCGCATTGGCGAAGACGGAGTCGCAAGAAAAGCGGCATAGTCACGTACCGTCTGGGTTGACTGCGTCAATCGCATCACCAGCAGGGAGTCTCCCTGTGGGCGGAGTTTCGATGACTCTTGCGGATATTGATAAGATGCCCGCTGACGAGTATAAAACACGGTCGAAAGACCCGAAGTTTTTGCAACTCGTCAACCAACTCGAAGAGGACGCCATGAAGCGTCGTCGAGCGCGAGCAATCAATCAATAACCAGATAAAGGTGAATTCCTATGAGTTTCTCCCCAACGGGAAACCAACTTTCTAACCTGCCCCAGTCCACGGTGAAGTACTACGACAAAAGATTCCGTGAGAACCTGAAGGCGAACACTCCGTTCGTTCGTTGTTCGGAGCGTCTTGACCTACCCATGAAGTCAGGTAACCAGTACGAAATGTTCATGTACGTGCCGCTGGCTGCTAACACCAACCAGACGACCGAAGGAACTGTCGGTTCCTCGTTGAGCGTTTCCGTGCTGACCACCACTGCCACCATCGGTGAGTACGCTGACTACGCGAACTTCTCCTCGTTGTCTCTGGCTACCGCCATTGACTCGACCGTGGAAAACGTCGCGAAGGAAATGTCCTACCGACTGGGCGAGTCTCTTTCCGCCCTCGTGCGTGCAACTGCTGACGGTGCTAACAGCATCGACGCTTCAGTGCTCGTGCAGTTGGCCGCGACCAGCCTTTCTTCCTTCACCGCGCTCTCACTGAGCCAAATCCGTAACAGCGTTCAGTCGCTGGCGGGTCGCGCAGTGCGTCCGTTCGACGAAGCGAGCAAGGCGTTCGTCGGAGTGATCCACCCGTTCGCCCTCGGCGACGTGTTGGCTGACAACTCCAACGATTCCCCCATCGACATCCTGAAGCACACCCCTGTGGGTCAGGCAAAGATGGACGAACTCGTTAGCGTTGATCTAGAGGAAGTCATTGAACTGCCGTCTTCGGGTGTTCACTTCTTCCAGACCAACCTGGTCACCAAGACCTCGAACTACAAGGGTCAGACTGGGTTGACCGCTCTGAGAACCTACATCTTCGGTCGTGACGGTATCTTCGCCATTAACCTTGGCGCACAGAACGACACCACCTACGGTGATGGCGATTGGCGCAACATTAAGTGCAACATCGTTCAGAACGCTGAACCGACCGTTGCCGATCCTGAAGGGTTGATCCCTGGATGGACGTCGTACCGAGTACATTTCACCACGTCTCTCGGTCCCGACACCACGATCCGCATCCGCGAGATCGACGCTGCTTCCGCAATCAGTTAATCAACGGGGTGGGCAACCACCCCTTGGTTTTCCCTGGAAGAGGGTAAAAAGGAAAGGTATTAAAGATGAGTGGAAATCCTAACCCACAGCACAACCCGACCGATGGTCTGGGTGTGGCAGCGTATGTTCAGGTCACTGGTACTAACATCACCAACCGCGCAAGCGGCGGGCTGACTGTTGGGACTGAAGGGACTGCGAACGACACACGAGGTCTTAACGGACAAGGTTACGGCGCAGTTGCCCAGACGAACGGACCAAACGCGCAGTATGCACTAACCCTTAGCCTCGGTGCGAAGACGTATGGCGGAACCGCGTATGCGGCAACCTGCCAGTTGACGACCGTTCTGAAGGACGTGGCAAACACCACGTATACTCCAGTCGGATCGCCTGTGTACGTCTCGTACAACAACCCGTCCACGGACGGCGATGGCGATGTGCCCGCGTGGCTCAACCTCAGCAACCAAGCAGGATACAACCCTGACGTTGCTTCGGTGAGTTCTAGCGGTCTGATCACTGGCTTGGCTCTTGGTCAAGCGGTTATCGAAGTGCAGTTCCCGACTTTCGATAACACTCTCGGCAACTCCTCAGCGGGTGCGGTAGACGGCGGAAGCCCGATGCAGCAGAACCCGATCATGATGATCTTTGCCCAGATCGTGGTCAC